ATGGCAAAACAATGGTTTTCATCAAAAGATTTGATAAAAATTGAAGGGTTACCTTCAACTCCACAAGGGATTAATCGTAAAGCACGAGTTGAAGGTTGGAAAAGTCGTAAACGTAGTGGAATTCAAGGTAAAGCTGTAGAATATCACATTGATAGTTTTCCAGATTTTGTAAAATCTACATTACAAGTTAAAGAGAAATCAAGGGATTATAAGATCGATGATTTAGAACCATTACAACTTTGGATTTCGGCATTTAATGTGTTAAAAGAAGAACAAAAAGAATTTATTAAAAATTGGTTAATTCATGACGGTGTTAATGGATTAATCAGTGTAATTGAACAACAAATGATTTCTAAAAAATAATAATAGTATTTTATGTGTAGTCTCTGATTAATGTTTTCATAATAAAACGGTTATATATTTCAGTTAAATAATAGCATTTTATATAATATAATTTATAAATTGGATATCAATATTGCTATTGATATTTGCAATAATTATTTTGCTAAAGAGTGAAGCTACGATATACTCTAGCACCTAATACTTTAATTAATATAAAATCGTTGTTATGGAAATCATAATGGATACACAGTCTGAATTAACAGGTAGTAAAACTATTATTGCTTATTTAGCTAATCAGTTTCCTAAATGCTTCACCACTGAAGGTGAAGTTAAACCACTGAAAATTGGCATATTTCAAGACATCATCGACCGTTTAGGTGATAACATTCAGTTGAGTAAAACTAAACTAAGATTAGCTTTACGGTTATATACTGCAAGTTGGCGGTATTTATATAGTGTTAAAGAAGGTGCCTCTCGTATTGACTTAGATGGAAATGTTTGTGAAGCAGTGACAAATGAGCAGGCGACCCATGCGCTAGAGTTATTAAAAGCAAGCAAAGCAAAAGTTAAAGCACAAAGAGAAACTAAAAATAAAGAACAATTAGCGCCAAATTCTCGTACAAAAAAACCGGCATTTAATAAATCTGGTCCTAAAAAAGCAAAATCTAACGTTAAACGAGACGCTACTAACAATAATCGTCAAAGCAAACCTGAATTAAAATTGAATAAAGCTGTTGCTGAGAATCTACAAGTGGGTAATTCTGTTAAAGTTGTTTTGGGGAGTAAGCCTGTATCAGCAATTATTTCGAACATAGAAAAAGAGCATATAAAAGTCAAAGTATCTTCTGGTATGGAACTAACCGTTACAATTGAACATATTTATATGTAGCTTTTGTATAAATGGGATTTTGAATGAAAAAATATAACTATTATTTGTCTATTAAGAGATGTTTATCAAGCTTAATTATTTTTACAGCATGTTTAACCTCTGTTAGTCAGGCAAAAGAATATTCAATCGACCAATTACCTAAGTTGGAATCGGATCCTATTCATCAGGTTGTTTCTAGACGAGTGACTAATTATTTTACACAATCTCATTTTCGTAAATTTGATTTAGACGGTGTTTTTTCTTCTAAAATATTTGATCGTTATTTTAAATTGCTTGATAGCAATAAAACAATATTTATAAAAAGCGATATTGATATGTTTAGAGAAAGGCAAACTGGATTGGGTAGAGAGTTAAGAGATGGCGACCTTAGAACAGCTTTTGATATTTATAATTTATCCTTGAAAAAACGTTTCGAACGTTATCAATTTGCCTTAGCACAGTTAAAAGAGCCAATGGATTTTTCAACTTCAGAGTCCATTAATTTTAAACGTGATGATTTAGCATGGGCAGTTAGCGAGCAAGAGCTAGATGATTATTGGCGTAAACGTGTGAAATATGATGAGCTTAGTTTAGCTTTATCAGGTAAAAAAGAATCAGAAATTAGAGAAATTCTTACTAAACGGTATAATCAAATTTTACGCACGTTAGTTCAAGTAAAACCCGAAGATGCATTTCAAGTATTTATGAATGCCTTTGCCAGAGAAATCGATCCGCATACTAGCTATTTAGCGCCTAGAACTAAGCGCGATTTCGATTCTGAAATGAGTTTATCATTTGAAGGTATTGGCGCCACACTATCGCAAGAAGATGATTATACACGTATTGTTTCATTTGTGACTGGAGGTCCAGCCGAAAAAAGTAAGCAATTAGCTATTGGTGATAGAATTATCGGTGTTGGACAAAAAAATAACCCTATTGAAGATGTGATAGGTTGGCGATTAGATGATATTGTCGACAAAATACGTGGTCCGAAAGGGACTATTGTAAAATTAGAGATTTTACCCGCAGGGAACAATAGTAAAACTAAAATTATTGAAATTAAACGAGATAAAATCCATTTTGAAGATCGTGAAGCTAAACTCACTATTAAACAGACAGCACAAGGTAAGGTTGCATTAATTGATATCCCAAGTTTTTATATGGGACTGACTGATAGAGTCGTTAAATTATTAACCGAAGCTAATAAAAATAATGTGTCAGGTATTGTTATTGATCTACGTAATAATGGCGGAGGTTCTTTAGCAGAGGTAATTAGTTTGACTGGTTTATTCATTGAAAAAGGTCCAGTCGTACAAGTTAAAGATAACTTGCAAAGTGTCGTCGTATATGATGATCGAGATGAGTCTGTACAATATGTTGGACCAATAGTTGTCATGGTTAATCGATATAGTGCGTCAGCATCTGAGATTTTTTCTGCAGCGTTACAAGATTATGGTAGAGCAGTGATTGTTGGGGAAGATACTTATGGTAAAGGAACAGTACAAACTTCTCGCAATATTGCTTATCCTATTGATGCAACAATTCATCCTAATTGGCCTGCATTAGGTGGCGTTCAGTATACAATACAAAAATTCTACAGAATAAACGGTGGTAGCACACAACTTAGAGGTGTGATGCCTGATATTGAAATGAGTCCTCTAAGATATATTGATGATACTGGAGAGCGTTATCTTGATAATGCTTTACCATGGGATAGTGTGGCTGTTGCTGATTATCATGTGTTATTTGATATTAAGTCAATATTACCTGAATTAAAACAACATCACTTAGAGCGTATTAAAAATGATCCAGAATTTAATTATATAGAAGCGGACATAAAAAAATATAATGACAATAAAGATCAGCAATACGTAGTTTCTTTAAATAAAGTAGAACGTGAAAAGAAACAAAAAGAAACTGATAACGAAGAGTTATTAAGAATGAATGAACGTTTAAAACTTGCTGGTAAACCAGCTATATCCAAGTTAGACGATTTGCCGAAAGATTTTAAAGTTAAAGATGCCTATTTAGATGAAGCGGAAGCAATATTATTTGATTTAGCTAAGCTTTATCCAGATATTAAGGTTTCTCAATTACCATCGAATGCAATAATGCTTGATCTTAATTCACCAATTATGAATGATAAGGAATCTAAATAATGGATACTAATTTAAAATTTGCACTTTATACTGTGGTTTGTGTTTTGGTTGTATTTAGTATTTTTGGTAGTGTGGTTGTTATTCATTGATACTTTATTCAGCAGTTAGCTATAACTTAGGCTTGACCTTCGGTTAAGCCAAAGTTATAGTATGCACCTAAAATACATGGTGAGGTGTCCGAGTGGTTGAAGGAGCACGCCTGGAAAGTGTGTATACGGCAACGTATCAAGGGTTCGAATCCCTTCCTCACCGCCATCAGTTATATTCCATTCAAATCAATTAATTTAGCTTTACTTAAAAATCCCTGAAACTACGTTAATTTCACTTATAAAATTAAACTCTATTAAGATTTAGTTATTCAATTAAGGTTTATGCTATTCATGTATTATTCATAGTATTGAAGGACAATATTATGTCTTTAGCCGTAAAGCAGAACGAAAATGCTAAACCTAAAAATAAGCCTATAAACTATCAGATGAGACAAGACTTTAAATATTAGATAGAAAGAGTAAATTTATTTAGTAAGTTATATAGAATTAATATATTATTAAAAAGCAATAATGTTTTATTAAAGTGTTGACATTGGGAAAAAAATGATCTAGATTAGCCACAATAGGATATTTTATAAAGAGCCCTCAATTGAGGGCTTTTTTGTATATAATGTATATCTAATTCACTATATTAGTTGTTTTCCACTTCTAACTATTTATATACTTATTGATAATAAATTCAGCTCAAAGTATGAACAGTGCTAAAAACGCTTAATCTTATATTTATATACATCTAATACTGGGTAATTAGGCTTTATTTTGCTTATGAATTCTAATTTAACAAAAACAGGACAGGAACCGGGAATATGCATGTAAGCTAATGAGCGCATGGAATAAATTTGTTCCCTCGATATATGGAATGCGAAGCCAATAAACAATAGAATGAACTCAGAGTAATAACAACGAATTTATTACCGAAAATGTAATTGACTAAGCCGACGAAAGTCGGCTTTTTTATATCCAACTTTGGAGTAACTAACTCAAAACTAATTTCACAGCATAACTAGAATATTACACAGTATTAACTAGTAAGCTGCTAAAACTTCATATTCCCAACTAATAAAACAAGCACAATCAGGGTAAGACCTGTATAAGACATCAAGTATTCACAAATACCAACAGCTAACGAAATAAAACAAAACGATTTTTAATACGAGGCAAGTTAAGCGGTACACTTTCATAATCAGAAACATCAATCAATTATCACAAAGTCACTATATGTAGTTTTTTTATTTTCAGGGTAAAGCTCAATCCTAAGAGGGAATTATGTCATTTATAAAAATAAACGAAAAATTTTATTTACCAGTAATAACTAACGAAGAAGTTGGTGATGGCGTGACAATCATTCCAGAAATTCAAGTGATGATTGATAAAGTTTCTAATGAAAAAACACAAGGTCTAAAAAAGAAAAATAGCGAATTATTAGGGAAATTAAAAAAAACAAAAGAAAAACTTAAACAGTTTGAAGGGATCGACCCCACTATAGTGAGAGCTATTTTGCAACGCTTTTTTAATGATGAGGAAACTAAGCTAATATCAGCAGGAAAAGTTGATAAAGTTTTAAGTAACCGAACAATACGTTTAAAGAAGGAATTTGATAAAAAACTTAAAGTTGAACAGGAAAAAACCGAGAGTGCTCGAAAGAAAGCGGAAAAATATAGCGAAATTATTCTCAGTTACAAAATGGCTAATTTTGCATTAGAAGCCGGAGTATTACCAGAAGCGCTGGAGGACATTAGTTTACGTGCTAAAGGCATGTTTACGTTAAACGATGACGGCGAGGCTGTCGCAATTGGACAAGGAGGTGAGCCATTACTTGGGAAAGACGGTATAACTCCGTTAACACCTCTCGAATGGATTGAATCATTGAAAAAAAACGCAGCTCATTTATTCCTACGTGCCAATGGAAAGGAAGAGAAAACAAATTAAATGGAACTGATTGATTTCGTTCGAAAATAACTAGATTAAGAAAGTATAAATATATCTAAAAATATGTCAGTAAGCATAATTAAAACTACAAAAACAATAACGGAAAGCTAAATAATCACAATGACTATAAACAGCAGTTTAATCATTTATGATGATTTGGTGCATTATGCTTTTTTAGATTAAAGCTAAGATAATCATAAAATTTTAAATGTCACATTCAATAGTGCAATTAAAAAGTAGAAATGTTAGCCATCACTGATATTAATTATATTTTTCTGATACTTATTTACAACGAATTATTTAGATATTCATGATTTGAATAAGGAAATTTTCTTAACACTTTCTTTATAAATGGGGTGCGTTTAAAACATTATCGGTTATAAAACAATAATCATATGAACGTTTAATGATTATTTGGTCAAATCAGAAAAAAATGTTTCTGTCGATTCTCTGTTTAGACTGACCGACAAATGCAAATAATACTTGGCTGTAGCGAGTTAGATAATGTGATGTAGCAAAATAGCTATAGAACGGATGGTTATCTAATAAATCAGAGGTAAATGGGTGTCAATTAGTCCGTGAGCTTGTGATTTTATCACAAAATAGTTACAACCATATTGGTCGTCCAATGAAATATAAAAACAGTAGTATTAGGAAATTGATAGCGAGCAAGGCTTCTATCTAGCAAACACAATAGTAGATTTTACTTATATGAGATAGGTTAAAACATGACATCTAAAAACAAAACAATTGATAGTAATGTAGCGGGTTTATACATCGCTCGTGAGGAAAGCCTCAAGATTTTGCCTGATAATCCAGTTTGGCACGGTATTGAGGTTAATAGCTATAGTGATATGGGCGGTTCGACAACTTTGTTGCAACGAGAAACAATCAATCCATCACGTCAAAATCAAAAAGGAAAAATAGTTGATTTGGATGCTAATGCTGGGTTTACGCTAGATTTTACAAAAAATATTCTCACTTACCTAATGCAAGGCTTCATGTTTGCTGATGCTAGGGAAAAATTTACGACTAAACCGCTGGATGGTGTGCAAAACAAGGTAATCAGTATTGAAACTGACAGCTATAACCTTGAGTTAGCGAATACTACTCCATTAATTAAAGACACGTTGATTTTAGTGTCTGGTTGTAATAAATATCAAAACAACGGGCTTAAGAGGGTTTTGGACGCAACAGCAAAAAAAATAACTGTTAATAGTGCTTTAGTCGAAGATGTATCAGTTAATGATAATGCAAAAATAACCGCAGTTGGTTTTAAATTTCAGGCTGGCGAATGTTCAATTGTGGCGAACAATGGTGGATATCCGTCATTAGTTACCACAAAAACCAATCTACGTGACCTTAATCTTACGTTAGGTGAATGGATTTTCCTAGGTGGTGATATCAGTAACTCTTCATTCAGCAACAATATGGGGTGGGCGCGTATAACTGCTATTTCAGATCATTCATTAACGTTCGATGATACTGATTTCAAACCAACTGATGAAACAAATAAGAATGTTGAATTACATATATTTTTTGGAACCGTAATCAAAAATGAAGACCAGCAAGAATTAATTAAAAAACGGTCTTATTGTATTGAACGTACACTCGGTGATGATGGTAATGGATTGCAAGCTCAGTATGTTACAGGCGCAGTAGCAAACGAAATTAAATTTAATCTATCAACAGCAAATTACATTACCTGTGATTTAAGCTATGTTGCATGTAGCTCATTAACTAAAAAGGGTGGTGAACGGTTAAGCGGAGTACGATTAGCGGAAGATAAAAGCGAAGCTTATAACACAAGCTCAAATATTTACCGTCAAAAATTGAGTGTGATTGATAATGCATCATCAACACCAAAGGCTTTATTTGCGTATGTTACCGACTCTAATTTATCTATTAGTAATGGTGTTACAGGCATTAAAGCGCTTGGCATTCTTGGTAGTTTTGATGTGTCGGTGGGTAATTTTAATGTAACGGGTTCATTAACTGCGTTCTTCTCATCAGTGGAAGCTATAGAGGCTATCCGAAGTAATGCTGATATCGGTTTTTCCACTATTTTAGCTTCAAACAATGCAGGAGCTATTTTTGATATCCCATTACTTGCATTGAGTGGTGGTATACCAAACGTTGAAAAGGATCAAAAAATCACAATCCCACTCGAAAAAACAGGTGCACAAAACAAGCATGGTTACACGATGATGTATCAATCGTTTGAATATTTACCTGACATTGCTATGCCTATGACTAACGACTAATAATATAACCAAGCCTCAATTGAGGCTTTTTAATTGGAGAAAACTAATGAGTTTATTTGAGCAATTTGAAACAGACAAAACTAAAGAGCAAGATGGTGTGCCAGTAGAATATGCCCCTAATACAGATGGAACAATTCCAGTATTTTATCTTGCCCGGATCGGTGGCGCGAACTCTAAATATTCTTTGTTAATTAAAAAATTGACAAAACAATATAAACGACAAATTCAACTGGATTCGCTACCTGATGAAAAATTAATGGAAATTTCAATTCAAGCTTTTTCTGAAGGCGCATTGCGTGGTTGGGAAAATATTCAGGATCGGGATCATAAAAATATACCATTTTCTGTTGAGAATGCTCGTAATTTATTTAAGCAGTTGCCCGATTTATTTGCTGATCTGATATCTCAGGCAAATGATATTGAATTGTTTAAATTAGCTCAAATTGAGAAAGATACAAAAAACTAATTGCTGTCCTTGAATATCAGCTGGACATGGGCGGTAAGGACGAGGATTTAATCCGGATGGCTCAGCAAATGGGTCAACCGATTCCTGATAAAGTAAAAAACAAACCTCAATTAAACGATGATTTATATTTTTATTATCAGGCATTCCTCGATTTAGATACAACGCGTACTCATAATATGTCGCCAACACCAATATCGTGGTTGGCGATTATTGAGTATGCACGGTTTCACCAACTCCATGATGAAGATACACATGAACTGGTTCAAATAATTAGAGCAATGGATCGAGTCAATTTAAAACATGTCGAAAAAGCGTTCAAGGACAAAACTAATGCAATTAAATAATATTTCAAAATCTATTGAGAAAGAAATTGAGAGCCACTTAAATTGTCTGATCATTAGGGAGACATTGGCGGTTTTTAATGATCGAGAGACTATTAATCCAGTGGATATCTCAAGCGCCATGTCTAACTGGCAGGTCTTTAAGAATGGACGGTTAAAAAAACCGAACAAAATATTTTACCAAGGGTATAGAAGATCAACTCGCCACCTCAAAAAAATGACAAAAGTTAACTTAGCACAGAGCATGCTCAAAAATAGAAGGGAAAGCGATACTATCTATATACAGAATAATGCGCAACATTTTAAAGATTTGGACGAGGGCAACTATCAGCAGTTTGCAGGCGATTTTGTTCCAAAGGCATTAATCATTTTTAGAAGTG